GTTTCAATTTATAAGAAAACTGCTGTTAGCACAACACCTTTATCGTGGATTGGTAGATTCGATGAAAACCATAATCCACAAATGGACGAAGATGTTGCAAATTTTGCTGCATGGTTACAAGGTTGGGATGGTAAAAGCGTTCCACCTATATACAGACCAATTTCTAGACCTATTAAACCATCTGAACCTGATAAATATGAAGGGGATGGTTATATGCCATCTATATTATTTTAATTTATGTATCAAACACCATTAAACAGATCTAGGAATGATAAATTCACGATGATTTTGGACTTGCCTCTTGCAATGAAGGCAATAAGCGATCCTGTTCTTGGTACGAATTACTCTGCTGATCCTATTCAATTTACCATTTATGGATCTCCTGTGCCAGCAATAACAGTTCCTGATATCAATTTGCCTTTTGGTGGACAGGTTGCTAGAATTTCTTCTAATTCCAGACCTGCTTATAATCCATTAACAATAAAATTTTTAGTTGATAATGGCTATAAAAATTATTGGATACTTTGGAACTGGTTAAATCTTTTTAACAATTCGCAAACTTCTAGTTCTGATATTGCATCTTTTCCTAACAATAATAATATTTTAAAAAATCCAGTTTCTCAATATGTTTCAACCTTTAATATCTTTTCATTGGATGAATATAATAATAAAGTAGTGAATTTTTCATATACTAATGCATTTCCAACTGGATTAAGTGAAATAAACTTTTCAAATCAAGACCCAAGCGAGGTTAATTGTACTGTTACCTTTGCTTTTAATCAATTAAATGTATCTTTGGTTGCTAATGTTGATCAAGTTAATTGTTAATTATGGACTCGGCTAATAATACTCAGTCTAATGGATTACCACCAATAAATTCTACTACTGGTGCAGCAACGCAAAATAATATAAATCAGGCGTTTATTTCGACGATACAGAATGTACCGTATTATTTTGAAATATTTCTCTTTAATGCATTAGAAAGTGATGGTTATGCACCCGTTCCTATAACTTGGAAAATTATTGATGAAATATCAATAGAAGAGTCGTTTATGACTTGGGTTGTAAAAGGTTATATTACATTAAATTCGGACTTTGAAGTTTTGGAAAGAGGTGCATTAGCAGCTGCCTCAAGTCCTGCGATAAAAGCACCGTATGTTTTTAGAACCGATGGTAGAAATAAAATTAGTTTACGAATAAGACCTTTGCTTTCTGATCCAAATTATTTGGATAAAGATTGGGAAATGTCTTTTGATTGTGTAATTTATGATATAGAAGATTTAGATTCCGATAGCAACGGAAGAAAATTAAGAAGATATTATTTTTGGGATGAAAGATATCAAATATTAACGGAAAGAAATATAGATTATTCATCAGTTTATAGCAATCCTAATTTTACTTCCGCAAATGGGTTAACAATGCAACAGAAAGCATATAATCCAAATTTAATGTTAAAGGATATAATAACAACCGCAGCATCAAATCCACCCATAATGGTTAAGGGTATTAGTAATAATGTTAATAACACTATTAAAGTTGGATTTGATTATCGATTAAAGGGAGAGAGTATCGCAAATCCAACTCAATCAATGGCTGTTTTTGATGATGGTGGAACCGATAAAATAAACCAATTATTAGAATCGAATTGGGATAATGGTAACCAAAGTAATTTATACTTTTATACATCACCTGCAAACTCAAGGGCAATTGATGATATAACACATGTTTTAAATTATTGTGTTTCTAATGTGCAAAATGGTCCGGTTTTTCTTCGTTTTGGTAGAGCAAATAGTGATAAAAAATGGAAGCTTGTATCTTTAGCTTCTATATTTTCACAATCACAACAAAATCAAATTGAAAGATTTTTTATAGAAGATGGTATTCCTGCTCAGACTCCTTATGTTGCTAGATCGTGGGCTGATCCAAATGGTAATAATGTAAACTTTGTATCGCCAATGGGATCAAGAATTCAAAATTACAAATATTCTCCAATGGTTGCAACAGATGACGCAAGAATAACAAATGCTCCTGTTCACAATTATAACTTTAATACTAATTCATGGACTGTAAATTTCGCTCAAAATACTGCAAAAGCTGTTAGAGATGGATTACAATCTTTTGGAAAATTGGGTCTTTTTAATTTGAGTAGTGCTAATTCAAATTCAGCTAATGCTCATGTATTATTAAATTTAAATCAATCAAAACAAAATGGATCAATATTAAAAAATGTTTTAGTAACATCAGAATTTTTCCCACCTAATTATGCTGCAAATAAAATGTTAAAAGATGCATTATTTTTAAATGAAGCAATATCTTTTGATACATTTGGATTAACATTAAGAACAGCAGGTAAATTTATTTTTATTGATAAACCAAATAGTTCAACATCGAATCCATTCGATGATAAATTTTTAGGTCAATGGTTAACCGTAAAGGTGAATCATATCTTTAGAACGGATGGATATGTAAATAATATTTGTGCAATAAAGGTTGACTCGCATTCAAAACTTTGGACGCAAACCGATAAAACAATTTAATATGGATAAAGAAAAATTAAAAAAAATATTATTAGAAAATGTTAAAAAGAACGCTAATCGTCAAGCAATGCCATCCCCCGTTCAAATGGCTAAAAATTTAGCGCATACAGCAGTGGCAACAGTTAAATCCGTTGCGGCTGGTAATCCAATTAATGCGCCACAGGATCTTATTGATAAGAGAAAAAATATATGTAACGCTTGCCCTGCCTTTAGCAAGGATCAAAATAGATGTACAAAATGTGGGTGTAATATGGGAATGAAAACCTATATCAAAGCTGCTTCTTGTCCCCTTGGTAAATGGTAGACATTTTTTCTATTGCTTCTTTAGCATAAGAATCAATATTTGCTCTATCATTTTGTTCGCTTAAAGAATCCCAAGAAACGATATAATCAGCCATTTGTTTAATAATAAAATTATTAACTCTTTCTGTATCATTAGCATCATAAATTCCTTTTCTTTCTACAAAAATTAAGAATCCATTCATCTCATTTTTAAGCCAGAAAACTTCATCTTTAGGATATTCTACATATCTAATGTCAGGTAAAATATTTATTGCATCCTGTTCGGGTTGAAATTGCTCAATAAAATATCTACCTTGCGTTTTTGCTCTCTGCATTTTGCCATATTCCACAAGAAGAGGTCTCATAAATTCCTTTTCTTCAGTTATTTCGGTGAAAGAATCTAATTTAAACTTTCTTTCTATCAATTCTTGTAAATCTCCCTTTACTGTATCACCTGCAATTGATTTTCTAACTGCTAAAACTCCTAATTTTAGGAATTCTCTGGTTAATGCTCTACAGAGAGTATCTTTACCAGCACGAGCAGCACCGGATATACCAATGACATTAGGGTATGAAAATAGAGTTTCAGGCATAAATATATTATAAGGGTAAATTTATAAAAATCAAATAAAATTTATGGCAGACAATACATCATTTGGAAATGTAACAGTTCCACAAGTGCAAATTACCTATGCTGGAGAACAGAATAATTCCGTCCCTACTGGTAATTTAATCGGTGGTGGTAGTAATATATTTAACAATATAGCTAATTCGCCAGAAGTTCAAGCTGCCACTACGCCCTTAACAGTCCCTCCTTCTAACGTTAGTGAAAATAATGTAATTGGTAATATTGGCGTAACAACAAACCCGAATCAAACTATATCATCAAGTCCGCCTCCACCCGCTAAACCATCGCCAAATGTAAACGCATCTCATAAACAGAGTATAAAAAAAGCTCAGGCTAATCAAAAGCCTGATTCATTAATTGATTTAGAAAAAAAATCCGGTTTAAATACAGAAGATTTAGTTTATCTTAAAGGTAAATTTTGCAGAATAAATGATAACTATTGGTATCTGTTATTGTGCTTTTTAGTTTATGGATTTGATTATCAGGTAATGACAGCAAATGCAAATCCTGATCATGCACAGGCACATGTTGATCAAAATTTTATCAGAGATTTCAAAGCTCTTGCTAATACAAATGATCCAATTTTATTAAAAATAATTCAAAAAACACCAGCATTTAGTAAACATTGTTTTGATGATATTGGAATGTTTGGTGTTACTCATGGTGTAAATTCAAATAAACAACCAGCAAACCCAATGTCAGGACCTACCAAGCAAGCTGGTACAAGTTTAGTGGAAAGATTATTAAACACTATTAATAATAAAATTAATGGTTTGTTAGAAAATAATTTAAATAAAACAAGAACCCAAGCTTATTTAGCTTTACCAGCAACTGCCTTTGCATCATTTCAAAAAGCAGTTGCTGCTATAAATGGAATTATAAATGCATATGAAGCATTATTGCGTGATATATATCAAGGCATAGTTCAATTAGTTCAGCAGATTTATGCAGTCATAAATGGAATCATTGCTGCAATTCAATATTATCTTTTAAGTTTAATTAACAAATATATTATCCCAATAGATTTATTATGTTTGATATTAGAATTATTAGAATCTTTTTTTGGCGATAGTAAATTTTTCTCTTCGTTATTTAATCAATCTGCATTTTTAAACAAATATTTAGGACAATTTGAATCCGCAATAAACAAAGAAGTTAGCATGGTTGGTAATGTATTGGGATCTTTGCAACCACATTTTCCACCGCAAGTAAATCAAGTTATTCAAATTGTAAACAGCTTGGCATTAAATCCCGCATTAGGAACAGGTGTATTGCATTATGGTTATCATCAGTCTTTACTCGGCTTACAAGCTAGCTTGATAAGTCAAATTGTTACAAAGTACGGTCCTAACTTTGCAGCTTTATCACCTTTAGGGCAAAACCAAAATGGAAATACTTCACCGTTTCCACCTGCCCCTTCCACCTTTAATAACAGTTCATATAAAAATTATAATGGAATTCCTACATATATTAATAATATGCCACAGATTCCACAAACTATAAGCTTACCTGGCGTTAGTAATGTACCTAATCCATTTTCTGTATTTAATAATCCAAATGCAGGATTTGGTAATATTGGAAATGATTTAGCTGCTATTGGTCAAGGGTTTAATGATATCGGAACCGCTGGTAATAATTTAGGAACCGCTATTAACAATGCGGTAAATCCAAATACCGCTGCACCTGCGCAATAATATGAATGAACCGATTTTAGGAAATCATATTGGAATTGTAATTGATAGTGATAACACAGATGGGTTACAAATTTTTGTTCCAAATGTTACTAATACTCTTATTGATGGTTGGAATGGAGATTTAAAAGATCTATCATTTAAGACTGTTGAAACGCAACAAACTAGCGGAGGAATTACCCCTGCCATTTTCCAAAGATTAAAGGAAGTTTTACCTTGGGCGAAACCAGCGGCTCCGTTTTTTGGTGGCGGTACATCAGCACCCGTTAATACATCTTTAGGGGCGGCAACAGTAAGTCCGCAATCAAATGCAGTTCAAGCACAAAACAATCCACCAACACCGATTAGTAATACTAGTCAAAATCAACCAGTTGCACCTAATGCAAATTTAAATCAAACTAGTTCTGCTGATAGTGCTGGATTGCAAAAGTTAGCATCAGATAGACAGGCAAGATTTGCTCAAGAATTACAAGATCCAGTTGTTCAAAATCGTTTGGCTGCATCGGCTATACATGAAGTTGGAAGCAACCCTTATGCACAACAGGCAATGATGGAAACCGTTTTCAATCGTGCACAGTTTACAGGTCAATCAATTATCTCAATTCTGAATGCCGATTACGGTCCGGGTTGGGGTGGAAGGGATAAAGTTAATGTTCCAGCATCTTCTAATTCTATCCAAGCCATGAATAACGTTTTAAATGGTAGTAACATTACTGGAATGGCTGTTGACAATTCTTCAAATGAAGCTGGTAATACACTTGCGGCAAGAAACGTAGCGTATGGTACATCTGGTTATGTTTGGTTAGATAGCAGTCATGGTCAAATTGTTACTGATCAAGCTACAATTGATGCATTAAATTCTGGCAGTACACAAGGAAATTACGAATTATTATATCGTGGATCAAACGGCAGTAGAAATCAAACGGGTGCAAGTATAAATGCGAATTCTTACGCTGATGCAAATGGATTACAATCTTCTGCTTTAGTATCAAGTGGAACTTCAATTATAGGTTATAGTCCTAATAGGAGTATGGTTGCTAATATGGTTAGTGCTCATCTACCAAGTGGAGGTGCAAATGGATTTTATTCAAAACCAGCTATCGGTGCAAAGGTTTGGGTATTTTTTTATGGTGGAGATATTCAAAGACCAATATATTTTGCATCTGTTCTTGATGGTTCAGGCGTTGCATATCAATCTTAATTTATAAATATATAATATGTCAGCAGATAAATCAGATAATCAAGCATTTAGCCAGACTAATAATCTAGCATCCGATGCTGGCAGTTTGCAATTAAACTCTTATATTTCCACGAGTCCTAATTCTAGTATTGTTAATGACCAATCTATAGCAGGATTGTTTCATAAAAATGGATCTTATTTACAATTTATAGGTGGTGATGGTCTTTTTAATACTAAAGCTGATTTTCATTATAATATAGGTGGAAATATGACATATTCTGTCATAGGCGATACTCAATTTACAACTCTCGGTCAAAGTCATACTATGGCATCAACTGGCGGTGCTCATATACAAACTGATTTAAGTCCATCTGCCATAGCTGCTCATGCTGCACACCAACAATCTTTAGATAAAATCCAACAAGCTAAAGCTGATGCTTTTAATGGTGCAACAAAAAAAGTTCCATGTCCAGTATGTAATCAAAGTATTACTAATGATAGAGCTAGTGCAATTTTAGATAAAATTTTGGGTGGATTGAGCAATATATGGCCCCCTTATATACCGTTTTCTTATACAACTTTTAGAAAAGTAATTGGTGGATTGGTAATCCCAATGTTGAGTATTTTTACTAATAAGAGTGCAACTAAAAAAGGAACTTGCAATCATCCCAACTGTGATGGTAATAATGTAACCGTACCTGATTTTGATTCTGCTACAAAGGCAGCAACTTCTGCTATCCAAGGTGACACGACGATACAAGATAACGAGCAAAAAATGGCAAAACAGGATGTTATCGGTGCTCAGCATCATGCCAACTTTGCACTTAAAGCAGGTGTTGTACCTAGTTCAGTTTCGCCTTATGTAGAAAACGTAAATAACTCAAATTTTCCAACAGCACATGAATGTAATGGTCAGGCTTTAGCAAACGTATCGAATGGAGCACCTAGCAAAATAAATTATTATTTAACTCCTGATCATTCACCAGTTGGAAATATTCATTTAGACGCATCTCATAGTGTTGATGTAACATCTGGTGGTAATGGTACGCATTTAATTTCGCAAGGACCTGTTGAGATAAAGGCAGGTCACGTAGAGGTTACATCAACTCAAGCAAATGTAGATATTTTTGCTAAAGGATTAGCTCAATTAAGAGGTAAACAAGTTATCATTGATGCAAAGGATAATAGTGGTGATGGTGGCGTTCATATAAACTCTAATCACGTTTTAACAACTGGTCAGCTTAGTGTCAATGGCGATTTATCTGTTAAAGGTTCCATCATGATGGATGGAACTGTTTATGCTCCAAATTTAGTTACAAAAAGTATGTCAATGCAGAGTGAACCATCTGCTTCAATTCAATCCGTTGGACATGCGCCATCATGGAATAGTCCACCACCATTTAATGCTAATCAACAAGCAACTACTAGAAATATTTTTTCAGAAGCACTTCATGCAATTAAAGCAGGATTTGATTTTATAACAGGTGAATTATTAACGGTTACTGGATTATACAATGTTGTAGTCAGAGCAATAAACACCACAAAATTAGCAGTGCCAATAGACAATCAAGGTATACCAACTGGATTAGCTTTTACTTATGGTGCTGATATGACACCAGTTCAAGTTGTTGGTGTTGCTATGACAGCATGGGGACCCGCACCACTTGAAGCATTTGTTGTACCTACTTTTATTCCTGTTTATAACGGTCCTCACAATCACGATAATATATCTGGTATGCATAGTCACCAATATAGCGGACCGGAAATAACTCACTGTGACACCACTGCTGGATTCCAAGCACAGAGACCTTCTCCAGCACCGCAGCCGACTCCACCGAGAGGAAACGGCGCAGGTACAAGTCCTGCTGATTCTGGTTCGCTTCCTATATCACTTTGCTTTGGATTAGGTTTAGGTGGCGGTAGCGGTACTGGCGCAAGAAATGCGGCTTATGGTGTTCAAGGTGATGGAGATGGATTCAATGGTAATAACTACGTTGAAGCATATCCTAATTATAACCCAGATGGTTCGCTTAACCCACCGCCAAAATTAAGCCCATTCAGAAATTGCTAACCATTTATAGCAGTCTTAATTTGAGACAATTTAGTAGCTGAAGTAGCTTTATTAAGTGTATCGTAGCTTGTTAAAGCATTAGCCCCAAAATTATCAATCTGTTCACTAATAATAGTTTGAGCAAGATTTGGATCTTGAACATGCGAAAGAAGTAAAGTGTAATCGGGAATGGGGGACATAACCATTCTTGCCATTGCATTATTTGTAGGTTTAATCATCGGTATAACTTGAATAGTTGAACCAGAAGTTATATAGCCTATTCCATTTGGATTTACATTACCAGCAGGTAAAAGTGCATTTAAAACCGACTGTGCTGAATCTAAATGATATTTTAAATAAACAGTAGATTGCGAAACATTAGATGCCATATGATCTAATTGAACATAGAATAAAGGTGGCATATTTGTTTGAACTAAAGTCGCTCTCCAGCCATTACCGGATTTAACATCATTTGAAACTTCAGTGGGATATACAAGTTTTATATATTCGATAAATGCATTTGCATAAATATCTTGTTGATTTTGTAAATAATTTGCATAAAAAGCTGCAATTGATTCTTCAGTTATTGGCTCCATTAATCCCGTAGGATTAGGTGGAACATAATAACCATAAAGATTTATATCTCCATTGCCAACTGTCGTTTGCACTGGCTGATTTTGACGAGATAAAATTGGTACATCATCAGGACCACAAACATAGGAGTCAATAACTTTTACACCACCTGCTTTTTTAACCTCAAGCTGAGTTATAATTTTCGGTAAAAATTCCGTAAAACAAGCAGATAAAATCGCACCATCAGAAAACCTAGGATCACCACAAGCAGTTAATACGGAGAAATTAACATGAGGTGTCCAATCGTAAGAAGGTGGTGTTACTAATACTGGATCTACATTTGGATTGGTTGCAAAATTAACAAGATCGCACAAAAACGGCAATATATTATATGCAGAACCCATTGCAGCCAACGTAGAACCCGTTGGATATAACGAGGAATCAAATAAAGGTGCGCATGTCGTATCTATATTATTCATCGTCTGCATCTAAAAAATTTTCGTGTTGCTGTTTAAGGAAAATTGTTTTTAAAAATTCCATAATCGCATCACGATCTCTTGCGTTTTTAAAATTTTGTAAAATGATTCTATCACCATTTACATTGTATCCAAACATTAAAAAAGTATCCAAATATTCGGATACTATACCTTTAAGAATACCTAAATCCCTCATTGAGATTTGGTTTTCTTTTCGGTTTTCCTTCATCCATTTATCAATACTTTTCTGAAGTTCTACGTTAGAAATAGCATCAAATACCTTTCGGGTTAACTCTTCTTGTGAATCGTTTCTTTCGATTTTTATATTATTAGTTAGGCTTTCCACCGAAGAAAGCGAAGGTGTATTTGTTTTCTTTTTTCGGGGAGCCATAATATTTACTTTCGATAAGATTCTGCTTTATTATTGATATTAAACTTAACAAGATATTCAATCAAAACCTCAATTGAACTGGTTTTAATTTTAAAATGTTCTGGAATATACTGACCTCCATCATGCATTTCAAAATATTCTTCTCCTAAATAATTATGATTATTAAAACAAGTAATCATTACCGATGATACTTTGGGGTCAACAACTACAGTCCACGATCTTGGATCGCTGTCTGAATAATCAGTGAATACTTTATCAGTTACATAACCGCTATCACGAAGACGCTTAATGAAGTAACTACATGTTGTTAGTTTATTTTTAGCCATAATATTATTTATTTGTTTATTCTATTTAACAAGAGCAGAAACGATATATTTAAGTTGAACGTTATCGTCTTCCTTAGTATTAAAGACAAAAACTTTCATTTTATCGTTGTTTTTAACCTTAACTTTTACAGGATATTTGCTACTAACCAAGCTCTTAAATACTTCAATCTTTATTGATATGTGATCCATCTCATTGCCTTCATATTCATTGGCAATTAACAATGAAACGTTATCAACATTCTGCATGGTTTTATCATCAATCTCAGCATAAACTTTGCCGTTGTTGGTGTAAAAATAAATCTTTGTAACGTCAGATACAAAAGAATATGCTGACATGATTTGTCTAATCTTAGCTAATGATATTTCAAACTCTGTATCAAATTGAAGCGCAGCTATATTTTCAATTTTAACAGGTGCTTCCTTAATGATACCATCGTCTACCAAATGATATTTGAAATGAGTATTTTCGCCAGTTTCTTCGTTTTTTGACTGACACTTAATATTATTTGGGAGAATTTTTAATGAAAATTCTCCATCATCACCTAAACACTCTAAACCAGTAAGAAGTTTTTTAATATTAATTATATTCAATTTGCTATCATCAATTTCCATTGGGAGCTTGCAATTAGCATAAAGAATAACACTGTTATCCTGTGATGTACAAATTGAATCTAAAACATCACCTCTAGTTTTTAGCACACAGCTTTCGGTAAGCCTATTGATAGGCTTTAAAAGCTTTTCTAAAGATGTTTTAGGTAGAGGTAAAAATTTTCCGTTATCACTCATGTTGATTCAATGTTGTTTGAATCAATTCTAACAGAGTTTGAAGCG